ACGCATTTGACCGTTTGCGCAGGCTTTTTTGGGGCGAAACGCGCTCCTTGGCGGTGCGGCGCGAGGCCGCGACGCACCGCCATGGGGCGGGTTTTACTTGTTCAAACCCACGCCGTAGAAGGGTGTGAGGCCAAATGGGCTGAGCTTGAAATCCACTACTTCCTTGCGTATCGGTTGGAACACCGTTGAATTGGCAATGGGCGTGATGGGCACTTGCTGCTTGAGGATTTTCTGCGCCTGCTGGTACAGGTCGATCCGTTTTTGCCGGTCGGTCGCCACCTTGGCTTGCTGGACCAACCGGTCGTAGGCCGGGTCGCACCACTTGGCGTAGTTGCTGCCCTTGACCGCCGCGCAGCTATAAAGCACCCCCAGCCAGTTGTCCGGATCACCGTTGTCGCCGGTCCAGCCGTAGATCATCGCGTCATGCTCGCCGTTCTTGGCGCGCTTGATGTACTCGCCCCATTCGTAACTGACGATGTTGGCCTTGATGCCGATCTTGGCCCAATCCTGCTGGATCATTTGCGCCGACATCCGCGCGTTGGGGTTGGAGGCGCGCTGCACCGTCATCGCCCACAAATCAATGGTTGTACCGGGCGCAACCCCGGCTTCCTTGAGGAGCGCCTTGGCCTTGGTCACGTCATGGGGCGCGTCCTGAATCGTCGGGTCGAACGACCACTGGGCCGGCGGCAAGGCGTTTTGCGCCAGTTGCCCGGCGCCTTGGTAAACGGCCTTGATGATCGCCGGTTTATCGATGGCCATGTCCAGCGCCTGGCGGACCTTGAGCTGGTCCAGCGGCGGGTGCGTCACGTTGTAGGCCAGAAATCCCAGATTGAAACCGGGCTGCCTGAGCACCCGCAGGTTCGGGTCTTGCTCCATCACTTCGATGTCGGCCGGGCGCGGATAACCGCTGACCTGGCATTCGCCGCGCTTGAGCTTTTGCAGGCGCACGGCGGCGTCCGGGCTGATGGAAAAGATCAGGTTATCGAGCTTCACGTCCTCGGGTTTCCAGTACGCGGTGTTGGCGGCGTAGCGGATCTGCGAATCCTTCTGATAGCGCTTGAACACGAACGGCCCGGTGCCGACGGGCTTCTGGTTGAGGTCGCCGGCCTTGCCTTCCTTCAACAGCTGCGCGGCGTATTCGGCGGATTGCACCGAGGCAAAACTCATCGCCAGATTCTGCACGAAGGCTGCATCGACGTTGTTCAGGCTGAAGCGCACGGTGTGCTCGTCGACCTTCTCTACGCTCTTGATCGTGGTGTTCAGGCCCATGTCGGTGAAGTACGGCGATTCGGTGGGGTAGGCCTGGCGGAACGGATGTTGCGGGTCGAGCAGGCGTTGAAAGGTGAACAGCACGTCGTCGGCGTTGAAGTCGCGAGTCGGGGTGAAGTAATCGGTGGTGTGGAATTTCACGCCGTCGCGCAGGTGGAAGGTGTAGGCCAAGCCATCAGGGGATACGTCCCAGCTTGTGGCTAATCCGGGTTCGACTTCGGTGCCGCCGCGCTTGAATTGGGTGAGGCGGTTGAAGATGGTTTCGGCCGAGGCGTCGAAGTCGGTACCGCTGGTGTATTGGCTGGGGTCGAAGCCGGCGGGGCTGGCTTCGGAGCAGTAGACCAGGGTGGTGGCGGCTTGGGCCATTGGCGCTGCGCTGACCAGGGCGAGAGCGAGCAGGAGGGGTTTGAAGGTGGTTCTGTCCATGAAATCCCTTGGGGGTGGTGAGGTTTTCAGGAGAGTAGCGTTGCGGGTGGGGGTGTTGGAAATATCGAAATGTGAGGGTGTTGAGGGTTGAGATAAATCCTACCGCATAAGCGAGATAAATCCGGGCTATCCCGGGCCAGGCTGGCACAAACTGGGACAGCCTATGCAATACCGTTGCAACCAGTGCAATGGAAGCGCCCCGCTCAGTCATCGGCCGGCGGGGCGAACATATCGGCCTGACGACGCGCGATCTCATCCTTTCGAACCGCCTTAACGATCTTATAGATCCACTGAAGCGACACCCCCCACTTGCGCGCCAGGTCGCTTTGATTGGTGCCGTTAAACTCCTCATAGATCTGTCGATCCCGCCGGCTCAGCTTGCCCGCCAGCCCCATGGGAAAATAGACATTCTGCCCACCCCAATGCGCCGCCATACGATCAGCGACCTCGTTGGCCACATGGCGGGCGGCCTCATCATCCATCGACACCAACTCACCAAGCGCAGCCGCAACGTGTTCGGTCAGATCAACCAGCAGCTCCGGCCCCTTGCTTCGGAAATCACTCATAAGATCGCCACCGCAGCACCAAGGGCCAGAGTCATAAATCCTGCTCCCTAACTGACGTAAACCAAGCCACATCAACGCCCCGAACCGTCACGGTGTTACAGGTCAAAGGGCCGACGGGCGAATACCGAATCCCCCGCAGTTGAGACCCGAATCGAAACATGAACAGCTCCAGACTGCTCGACTCGATAAAGATCCTGTTATCCAAAAACACCAACAGCTTGATTGAAACCCCAGCCTCGCGAATCTCACGGGTCAGCTCATTGAACGCAGACAACTGAGCCGGAAAAGCCTCCGTCAAAATACTCCACGGCTTGACCGGCGCTGCATTCCTCATCAAATCCAGAGAATCCATCTCAAACCCCCTTAACGACATCAGCGGTCACCATCGGCACACCCAACTGAGCCGCCAAATTCATCGCCGCGATCACCAAATTGCCAATCGCCAATGGATAAAGCAGCGAAACATTCCCATCACGCCCCCCATAGCGAGTCGGTTGAGACAACCGCGCCGCAATCGCCTCGATGGCCCCCTCGTCAATAACTTCCCCTAGCACCTTGCCCACCCGATCAAAGCGGAACGTCAAAAATTCCCCCAAACGCGAATGTAAAACCGGCAACAACTTGACCCGCTCACAACGCTGCACCACCTCACGCACATCCGCGTTGCGCTCACTCAACTTCACCCCCAGCTCGGGCTGGCCGATCATGATGATGCTTACCAACTTAGTGAACCCAATCTCCAACTCCAGAATGCGCTTAAGGTGCTTCAACGTCGGAACCGGCAAACTGTGCGCCTCCTCAAGTACCAGACAGTGGCGATACCCAGCCGCATGCGACTCTTTCAACGCCTTATGCACTTGAGCAAAACGCGCCTCAGGACTACTTTTTGGCTTCGACAACGGTGCAATAGCCGCCATCATCGACTCCGCGATATGCGTGCTCTTCAACGACTTACCCTTAAGGTCGTTATCCTCGGAAGCCAACACATACGGCTCAATGATCATCACCGGATCATTGTTCTCGGCAATGCGGTTCACCAGATCCCGGCGAAGCGTACTTTTACCGGCCCCCGATTCCCCCTCAACAGCCAGAAAACCACCGTGCCGGGCCGTCTGATACATCGCCTCACGCACATAACGAATCTCCGGGCTTACCCACATATCCTGCGCACACTGCAACTCATCAAACGGATCACGAAACAAACCAAACGCCTTACGAGTGGCGGGCTGCAGTGCTTGTTTAGGCAATAACATCGATTCCTCCTCCCCGGACGGCCCCCTCACAAAGGCCGAACCTGCCGTATTCGCGTACGGCCGATCCACTTCATCAAAAGCATCAGCAATAGCGGCATCATTGACGCCGGACTCCGCCAAGAACCCCCGAATGCGCCCCCGCAAAACCTCACCATCAAGACGGCGAGGCCAAAGGTTGTGGTTCACCAACTGCGCAATCGCCGCGCAGCTCAAACTCAGCGACTGAGCCAACGCCGACTGAGGCCTACCCACATCCTGCAAAATCCTTTTCAGCTTCAACATCACTCAACTCCGATCCGATGGCACATGACCTCAGCGGGCCGTCTCAACTCAGCCTCAACCGCCTCGATCTGTTCTTGGGGAACCCCCTCAGGAAACCGCGTCAGCAACCAACCAAACGTCTGAGCCGACCAAAGATTGCCCAAACGCGGGCGCAGAAGCTTCGCCGCCTCAACATGACTCAGCGGGGCAATCTCAACAGTGGGCGCATTAAAATCCAGGTGCGTACCACGCCGCGGCAGATAAGCCGGCAGCACGGTGTCATTCACATGCTTATGCGGATCGATCAACCCACCAAACGGCACGGCCTTCGATTTGCGGGCAGCCTGCGCATCGGCCTGATTACTCGTACCCGTCGCAATCTGCTCCAACACCTTGCGCGACGCCTGGGCTGGCGTCTCAGCGTGGCGCTTATACCGCTCACCGAGCATCGCAGCCGACTCGGCAAACCCAAACGCATCCACCCCGACGCGCTCAATCACGTGATAGCACTCACGCCCGTCATCGCCCACCAGCACCGCAATCGCCGAGTCCTTATCGCGCCAGCAATTGCGTGTGATCAGCAACTGATCACCCACCATCACATCCGGCACTGAACTCACATCAAACTGCGAGCCCCGAAACGAAACCCTCAACAAATTGCTCACCTTGCGGTTTTCCGGCGTACTCACCGCCAGCTCCCGGCACACCTCAACACTGGGCGCCAAGCGCAACTGCGCAGGCTTAATCAACTGCCAAACGCCATACCGGGTACGCCGCGTGCGGGTATGAATCGACGTCCCATTGAAATACCGCATCCACTGGCCGGCCCACGCATTGATCTGCTCCAGACTCGTGGCGGCCTGAAACCTCAGAGCGCTCTCAAACTCACGCTCGACAATATTGTGGGCCTGCTCGACCTGACCCTTGGCCCGCGCATTCCCGGGCCTGTGAATCATCAAATCAACCGACAGAACACGGCAAAGATTGCGAAAAATACCACTCGTCATCGCCGCCCCAGGGTCCGTCATCAACACCCAAGGCACCCCATGAAAAGGGTCCGACTCACTGCGCTTCTGCATCGCATTAATCAACACGCTGCACAGATTCTCAGCCGACTCAGCCCCCAACACATACTCCACATACAGCGTGCCGCTCGTATGATCGGTAATCACATACCGCCACAGCCGCTGGCGCTCGATCCTCCTCAGGTTCGCGGGCTTACCGTCATAAAACTCGGCCTTATTCATCACCCGAGCGCCATCGACGGCCAGATAAAACTGCGTCGAAATCGAAGCATCAATCTGCCAGACATGATTGGGATGCTGACTCGCCAACGACACCGCTGGCGCGTCCTGCAAAAGCTGATCGGGATGCAACTTATACGTGCGCAACGCCCGGCTAATCGCACTGCGACTCAAAGGCCGAAACTCACCCGTAGCCTCATCCAACCGGCCAGCCAGCACCAAGTTATTACTGCGCAAGCGCTCGACGGCCCGCTCAATCGTTGACAACTGCTTATTGTTCCCTCGGATGGACTCCAACAACACCGCCGAGATCAACCGAGCCTCCTCAAGCGGCAACGCACTGCAACCCGCATCACGGCGCCGCTTACGTGGCTTCGCCAAACGCACCGCCTTCAACTGGCGCTGCAGAGTGGACATCGACACCCCCAGCGCCAACGCTCCCGCCTCGTAAATAGCCGTCCGCTCACCATGCACAGCCGCATCAGCGCGCCGCGCGACCTGCATCAACTGCTCAATCTGTACTGGATTCATCAATCAGGCCCCCGCAGGCGTCATCCAAGCCACGCCATCCACCTGATCTGGCAAGTTGAACTCACTGCGAACCGCCCCCAGCGTAATCTCCAACTGCCGAATCAAACCGGCCCTAAAGACACGGTGGTCCTCGCCACCGACAGCCAACGCCTCCAGCATCGCAAACCCCTCGCGCAGCGGCCCCAACACATTCGCCTCGGCCTCATAAGCAATCGCCGAGACTTCCGCACGTAAAGCCTTTGCTGCCTCATCGGCGGGCATTGCCTGAACCCGCTTACGACACAACTCCAACTCCCGCCGAGCCTTATCCAATTCACCGGTCTTCCTCGCCATCACCTCGCTTTGCGCGGCGTAATCGGCCCTCGTCTCATCAAGGCACTGGCCCAGCGTTTCTTTCTCCTTCGAGTGCTTCGCAATCATCTCCTCAGCCAGATCAACAAACGCCTCCTTATCGCCGGCTTTCGCCACCTCAACCAACGCCGCCTGTTGGTCCTGCGGCAAACGTCGAAACTGGCGCAACTCGCGATACCCAACCCCCATCCGCGACATCGAATCCAGCGCCTCCTCACCGAAGGCCCGCAGGTTCGCAATATCCCGATCCACCTGATCAACCGAGCGCCCCAACAACCCACAAAACTCATCCCACGTGCCGCTCAACGTCCCCGCACCGTGCGGACTCTTACGGCCGGCCAACCCTCGATACAGCTTGTTCTCCTTCACAAACGCCAACTTCGACGTCCGCACCGTGCGGGAAAACGACTCAAACACCCCGGCCATTTGCGCCTGGCCCAGCAACTGATTCACCGTGTCGCATTCTTCGCTGTGCGAGGCCTGCAGCGCAGCCATCGCATTCTGATCAGCCGTCAACATCGCCCCATCCAACACAGGCAACGCCAGCGCCTCCACGGGTATGCTCTTGCTCCTTGCCATGCCACCCCTCCTTAAACAATCGACCCAGCGGCAATCCGCTGATTGATTTCCTGCATACGGTCCGTCAGACGAGCCATGTGCTCGGCATGCGCCTGAGCGATCTGCAACACCCCCACAGAGTGAGCAAAGCGGCCGTTATCCAGCTTCACCGCCAGGCCTTCCTCAATCAGCGTTTGCATGGCCCGCGAAATATTGCAGGGGCTGTCCTGCGTCAGATGAGCCAACTCCGCATTGCTCAACCCCGTCACCGTATGGCCCTTCAACGCTTTCAGCGCACGCAACACACGCGCAGCTGCCGACACCGAGCGATTCATAACCTCGCCTCCAGCCCAAACATTTCAGGTAAATTGACAACATCAGCACCCTTGGGCCTGATTCGCGATGGGGTCACGTAGGAACTGAAAACAACGTAAACGGTGGGAATTGGTGGCTTTTTTGTAGGAAGTTTCTTTTTTTGCTTCGTGCACCCACGCCGGGAAGGATTTAAAGCGGTAGATTCCAAATAACCGATATGATTTTTCATCACGAGCCTCACGCCACAAAACGGTTGAGCTCAAGGGCCGCCGCCGGATCAGTGCAAATCTCCCCGGCCTTAAGACCCAACTTAATCGCGATCTGATGGGCCTGACCCCGTACACATTTTTTGCGTCCACCCAACACCTCGAACACCAGGTTGGGTGAAAAACGATTCGCGATCGCCCACTGGGTAATCGAAACACCTTTGGCCTTGAGCTCAGCTCGGGCCTGATCTGCTGTACGTAGCTCCATGGGTTCACTCCGGGGGCTAATGGCGCCACTTGGGTGCCGACTAAGTTGCCGTTCGTGGTCGGACGGTGTGAACCGATAATGGAACCAAACGGTTCCCACTGAAAGGCTTTTTGAAAACCGAATGGTTTCCTTTTGTGAACGGCTGCGCGCAGAAAGAACGCGCCTAGGGCTCAACCAGACCGACTTCGGAGCACTGGCCGGCGTGACGAAAAAAACGCAGATGCTCTACGAAGCAGGCGAACGCGTACCCGATGCCAGCTACATGGCCGCCATCGCCGAAGCAGGCGCAGACATCTGCCTCATCATCACTGGGCAACAGACCCCCACCGCGCCGCGTAGCGCATGGGCGCCCATCGACAGCGAGAAACTCGGCCGAATCATCGAAATGCTGGAGGCCGCCGCCAAACAAGCCGGTCGGCGCTGGCCGGCCAAAAAATTGGCCGAAGTGGCCGCAGACGTCTACAACGCGTTGGGAGACGATCAAGGGCTCGATGAACCACGCGTTGAACGGATATTGAAGTTGGTAGTAAATCGCTAAAAACAAAGGAGCTGTATGCGAAGCGAGGAAGAAGATCTGGTCAAAAAATTATCAGCCAGACTTTCTGAGGAAATCGAAAACCTCCCCAAGGAAGGAAAGAATCACCAGCTCACCATCAAAATCCAAGGCAACCGGGGGCATATCAACCTCGGCCATCAGACCTTTGACATAAAGACCACCAAAGAACCCCCACCAGAAGGCAGCGACCGCGCCCGAGAATGCCCGCAATGTCACCGCTGTACCTGGCGCTATACCCACCTATGCATGCACTGCGACTACAACCTGCACAGCCACGACGAAGCCGCTGCATACGAAAGAAAACAGGCGGACAGAGAACGTCAGAACCTCCAAGTGTTAAAAATTTTTCTCGCGAGCGTGGCCATCGCAGCGATGAGTTTTTTCATCGGCGACTATCTGCCTGAAACACTCAAAACCTGGGCCTTAGGCTTCACCGGCGTCTTTGGCCTGTTTGCGTTCATGATCATGGCGGCACACAGATAGAGCCGAGCCATCAAATAGCAACGATAATAAAAAACGGTCAGGGACGACCAAAGCCAAACTAAAAGGAAGTTTTGATACTGTCGGAAAAGAATCGAATTGATCGCCAGCCAGCGCGCAATCACAGTCCCCACTCAGATTGGTTCCGACTGAATAATCGCGAACGGGTCATCCACCAGCCACATGCAAATGAGCAAGGCCAGCGCGGTGCAACCCAAACGTGTCAAAGCTCAATAGCGCTAGCGCCAAAGGTGCGCGCATACTGAGGATATTGAGCGATCTGAACTGGCTCCAAATCGCTAGATCCCCAGCCAGTAGCTGAAGTGACTTAGCAACAGGCCACCAAACCACAAAGCAGGAAGCAAGCGCATGAGAAGAGATAGAGATGACCACCGTGATCGTAGCCGGGAGGACCTTACTAATAACAATGATAAGGGCCACGGAGGCCATCGTGATCGATTTGAGGACTCTGGGCATGGTCGCAGGAGCGATGAAGTGGTAGATACCCTTTCTCCACCACCACGGCCTGGCAGAGGGGATCAGGATGGGAGCGACAATAGCTGATCTGGAAGATCGTTGGCACAGCACGCTCTTCAGTGTGCGTCGCTCGATTCGATACCATCAACGACGTCGTGCGTTCTATGACCGGCTGGATAAAACATCCAACATGCTGTCCCTGATCTTTGGATCCGTCGCGATTTTCGGCGTCCTTCAGGAGAACGCAAAGACTGTAGCGCTTGTAGCATCCGCCACAGTGACCGTCGTTTCCTCTATCAACCTGGTCATCGGCAGCGCGCAACGCGGCCGCGATCACACCGACTTGATGCGCAAATATGTCGAGTTGGAAAAGCGCATGCTCGGTAAACCAACCGAAGAGCTATTCCTTGAAGTAGCGACTGCTCGGCTGAGCATTGAAGCAGAAGAGCCTCCGGTCATGCATGTTCTGAATGCCATGTGCCATAACGAACTAATGCGGGCCATGGGATTCGACAAAGAGGATCTGCCCACGATAGGCCGATTCCAAGCTTTGATGTCTCAATTTTTTGATATTTGCGAAAGCAGTATCCAAAACCCAAAACGCAAAAGATCTACTAAAGAATCTCCTTAAACCCAATTAAAAGCCCCTCCAGCCCACGCCGCCCACCATAGCGGCGTGAGCACATCCAACGCCCCAAACCCCAGGGGCGCCACGACTGGAGGCAACCCCATGCGACCCGAACACCCCCGCGGCATCCGCAACTACAACCCCGGCAACATCCGCCACACCCAAGGCATCCGCTGGCAAGGCGCAGCTCCCATCCAGACCGACAACCAATTCACCCAATTCATCAACCCACGCTGGGGCATTCGCGCCATCGCCCGCGTCCTCATCACCTACCAAGACAAACGCCGCGCCGCCGACGGCAGCCCCATCGACACCGTGCGCGAAATCATCGAACGCTGGGCACCGCCATCAGAAAACAACACCGACGCCTACGTCATCAGCGTTGCGCGCGCCCTGGGCCTGGACCCCGACGTCGCCAGCGTCGACGTCTACGACTTCGAAATCATGCGCGCCCTGGTCACCGTCATCATCCGCCACGAAAACGGCGCAGGCCCCTTGCCGGGCGGCCGCTGGTACGGCGACGCCATCATCAGCGAGGGCCTATCACTGGCCGGCATCGAACGCGGCATCGTCCACGGCCAATTCAAGGGGGCGGCGGCATGAGACTGATCACCGACTGGCGCCACGGCTACAAGCTCTACAGCATCCAGATCAGCTTGGTCATCGTCCTGGTAGCGTTCGCCCAACTGGAGCTGTTGCCGCTCTGGCAACCCCAGCTGTCGCCCAACGCCTACGCCGCCTTCAACAGCGCACTGGCCGTCCTCCTGTTCGTCGCACGCCTGATCAAACAAAGCCCAGGGCGCTAAGCCAACCTCAAGACCCGGAGCCTTGAATGAACCTCAACGAACTCAACTTCGGCTTCCAAACCGTCCAGTGGCTGGTCCTCACCGTACTCGCCCTCTACACCTGGATCACCAAACGCCAGACCGCCAGCACCCAAGAACTGCTCGAACTGCGCACCCGCATCGTCGCCCTAGAAGAACACGTCCGGCACCTGCCAGACCCGTCGGCCATCGCCGACCTTTTGGGCGACATGAAAGCCATCCGTGCCGAACTCTCCGGCGTCAAAGACGCCCTCAGCCCCTTGGCCCGGTCGCTGGACCGCATCAACGACTACCTGCTGCGAGAAAAAACATGACCCCCTATGCCGACTACCTGCGCCACGACATGCGCCTGGTCATCCTGCGGCTGCTGGCTGAAATGCCCGGCTACCGCGCCAACAGCTCCGTCCTCAACACCGCCCTCGACAACTTCGGCCACACCGCCAGCCGCGACCAAATCAAAACCGAACTGCACTGGCTCACCGAACAGGGCGCCGTCACCCTGGCCGACATCGGCCCGGTACTGGTCGCCACCCTCACCGAACGCGGCCAAGACATCGCCGCCGGCCGCGCCCGCGTGCCCGGCATCAAACGCCCGGGGGCCTGACCATGGCTGGCAAATCCTCCATCAACCGTCTGCCGCCCATCGTCAAGGCCTACATACAAAAGCTCCTGCGCGAAGACCGGCTGACCCTCGACGACATGCTCGCCGACATCCAACGGCGCTTCCCCAACGAAAAGCCCCCCAGCCGCAGCGCCCTGGGCCGCTTCAAAGTCGGCTTCGACGAACTCATCGACAAAGCCCGCCAACAACGCGAAATGGCCGAAGCCTTCGTCGGTGCCTTCGGTGAAGACACCACCGACAAAACCGGCGCCTTACTCGTCGAAGCCATCTCAACCCTGACCTACCAAGCCGCCATGGGCGCCCACGAAAAAGACGACGTCACCGTCGCCGAAGTCTCCGCACTGGCCCGCGCCGCCAAAGCCACCATGGAAGCCCGCACCCTCAGCGTCAAAGAACGCCAAGCCATCGAAAAAGCCACCCGTGAACGCCTGCTCCAAGAACAAGCCGCCGAACTGGACAACGCCGTCAAAGCCCAAGGCATGACCGAAGACCAAGCCCGGTTCTGGCGCCAGAAGTTCCTCGGCGTCAAACCATGAAGCCGGTCTCCAGCACACTGCGCGTCATCGAATGGGACGAACTGCCGCCCAGCGTCCGCCAGATCCCCGAAGGCTACAACCCGCTGGACGAAGGCATCCTCATGGCCCACCAATCCCAATGGCTGGCCATCGACGCCCACATCAAACTCTGTGAAAAGGGCCGCCGCACCGGCATTACCTTCGCCGAAGCACTGGACAGCGTCATCACCGCCGCCTCGCAAAAAATCGCCGGCGGCATGGACTGCTTCTACATCGGCGACACCAAAGAAAAGGGCCTGGAATTTATCGGCTATTGCGCCAAATTCAGCCGCGTCATCGCCGAAGCGCAGGCCTCCGGCGTCAGCCAAATCGAAGAATTCCTCTTCCAAGACCAAGACGACGCCGGCAACACCCGCCACATCAACGCCTACCGCATCCGCTACGCCTCGGGGTTCAAAATCGTCGCGCTCTCTAGCAACCCGGCCGGCGTGCGCGGCCTGCAAGGCAAAGTCATCATCGACGAGGCCGCCTTTCACCGTGACGTCTCGGCCGTGCTCGACGCCGCCACCGCGCTGCTCATCTGGGGCGGTCGCATCATCATCATCAGCACCCACAACGGCAAAGCCAACGCCTTCAACCAAATGGTCAGCGACATCCGCGGCCAGCGCTACGGCAGCAGCGCCCAGGTCTATCGCGCCACCTTCGACGACGCCGTCGCCAACGGCCTGTTTGAACGGGTCTGCTTCATGGCCGGTAAGCTCGCCACCGCCGAAGACAAAGAGGCCTGGTACAAGCAAATCCGCAACGCCTACGGCCCACGCAAAGCACAGATGCGCGAAGAACTCGACGCCATCCCCCGCGACGGCAACGGCGTCTGCATTCCCGGCGTCTGGATCGATGAAGCCATGCGCCCCGGGCGCACCGTCCTACGCCTGGCACTGGATGACGACTTCACGCAACAACCGGTCTACCGGCGCGAGGCCTACGTCGACGACTGGATCGAACGCTACCTGGCACCGTTACTACAACCGCTCAACCCCGAATGGCGCCACTTCCTCGGCATGGACTACGCCCGACACCGCGACTTCTCCATCATCTGCCCGATGTCCGTTGATCAAACCCGGCATCGCGACGTCCCGTTCGTGGTGGAAATGCACAAAGTACCCACCCGACAACAACAGCAAATCCTCTTCTACATTCTGCGCCGGTTGCCGCGTTTCGTCGGCGCGGCCCTGGACGCCACCGGCAGCGGCGAAACACTCGCCGAAGACACCGCCGACGCGTTCGGCCACAACCGCATCCAACAAGTCAAAATCACCCGCGCCTGGTACGGCGCCTGGATGCCAAAATTCGTGCAACTGTTCGAAGACGCGACCCTCACGCTGCCCAAAGACGACTCCCTGCACCAAGACATCCGCGCCATCGAGACCGTCGATGGCATCCCCATGATCGTCAAAGCCCGCAAACAAGACCTCAAAGACCCCGACCTCTACCGCCACGGTGACTTTGCTGGCGCCGGCGTGCTGGCCAACTTCGCCACCCTGGAAGTCGCCAGCGGCCCGGTCACCGTCAAATCACGCCGCCCACGCCAGGGCCAACGCCTCACCCAGGGGTACGCATGAACAAAGCAGGAGTGTGGGTCAGCCCCACCGAATTCATAAGCTTCGCAGAGGCCCAACGCAGGCCCTCGCTCAAACAGCACATAGCCACCCGTGGCCGCGCACAGGCCAGCGACTTCACCAGCCACTTGCCCAACCCCGACCCCATCCTCAAAGCCCAAGGCAAAGACATCGCCGTCTACCGCGACCTGCGCAGCTCGGCCCTGGTCGGCGGCAACATCCGCCGCCGCAAGGCCGCGGTCCTGTCACTGGAGCGAGGCCTGCAACGCGAACAAACTGCCCGTCACGTGGAACGCTTCATCACCGACTGGCTCGCCGACCTCGACCTGGACCGCATCATCCGCGAACTACTCGATGCGCCCTTGTTCGGCTACCAACCCATCGAACTGCTCTGGCAACCCGTGGGCAGACATTGGGTGCCGCAAGACCTGCTCGGCAAACCGGCTGAATGGTTCTTCTACGACAAAGACAACGCATTGCGCTTTCGCGCCAAAGACGCCGGCCCAGACGGCGAGCCCTGCGACCCGCAACGCTTCATCGTCGCCCGGCAAGACGCGACCTACGCCAACCCCTACGGTTTCCCAGACCTGAGCATGTGCTTCTGGCCGGCCACCTTCATGAAAGGCGGCCTCAAATTCTGGGTACAGTTCACCGAAAAATACGGCAGCCCCTGGGTCATCGGCCAACACCCACGCGGCGCCACCGACGGCGAAACCGAACTGCTGCTCGACAGCCTCGAAGCCATGGTCCAAGACGCCGTCGCCGCCATCCCCGACGACGCCAGCGTGCAAATCATCGAAGCCGCCGGCAAAGCCGGCAGCGCCGACGTCTACCGACAGTTGCTCGAATACTGCCGCAGCGAAATCAACGTCGCCATGCTCGGGCAAAACCAGACCACCGAAAAAGACACCAACCACGCCAGCGCCACCGCCGGTGCCGAAGTCACCCAAGACATCCGCGACGGCGACGCCGCCATCGTCGCCAGCGCGCTCAACGCCTGCATCCGCCACGTCGTCGATCTCAACTTCGGCCCACACGTCGTCGCACCGCGCTATGCGCTGTGGCAACAAGAAGAAATCGACAAATCCCTGGCCCAGCGCGACAAAGCCCTGACCGAGTCCGGCGTAAGGTTCACCAACGCCTATTGGCAGCGCACCTACAACCTGCAAGACGGTGACCTACAACAAACACCGGCCCAGGGCGACAAACCCGCATTCGCCGAAACCACACAACACCGAGCGCCGGATCAAGCAGCCCTCGACCAAGCTATCGACAGCCTGCCGGCCGAGCCCTTAAACCAACTCACTGAAAACCTCGCCAACCTCATGTTCATGGCCGACACCTGGGGCCGGCTAAGCACAACCGCAGACCGGGAAGATTGACATGGCCAGCCCTGCAAAACAGCTCAACCCTGCGGACCTCAAGGTCATCTTCGGCCTCGAACCCGCCAACGCCATCGCCTATCTGAAAGCCAAGGGCTACACCATCACCTGGCATTGGCAAGACATCCTCGACCAGGCCCACGACCACGCATTCACCGTCGCCAAAGCCATGCGCCTGGACCTGCTCACCGACATCCGCGCCGCCCTCGAAATCGCCCTCCAACAAGGCCAAACCCTCCAGCAATTCACCGCCAACCTCAAACCCGTCCTACAAGCCCAAGGTTGGTGGGGCCGGCAAGTCATCGTCGACAGCCAAGGCACCGCCGAAACCGTCCAGCTTGGCAGCCCGCGTCGCCTGAAAACCATCTACCAAACCAACCTGCAAAGCGCCTACATGGCCGGGCGCAAAGCCGCCATGGAACAAACCACCGAGACCCACCCGTACTGGATGTACATCGCCATCCTCGACGGCAAAACCCGCAGCAGCCACCACGCCATGCACGGCCAGGTCTTTCGCCACGACGACCCCATCTGGTCAACCATCTTCCCGCCCAACGGCTTCAACTGCCGCTGCCGCGTCATCGCCCTGAGCGAAGCCGCCGTCAAACGACGTGGGCTCACCATAGTCTCCAGCCAGGGGAACACCTTCACCGAAACCGTAGAGACCGGCATCGACAAACGCACCGGGGAAATCAGAACCGCACCCGTGGGAGGCATCCGACTCACCAACGCCCAAGGCCACACGATCACATTCCGCACCGACCCAGGCTTCAACCACGCCCCCGGCCTGAGCTAAGACACGTCCCCCGTGGCGAGGGAGCTTGCTCCCGCTGGGCTGCACAGCAGCCCCAAAACCCAGCCCAACCAATACTTCCTGACCCACCGCAAACCAATACGGAAGGCATCCCATGCTCATCATCGAACTAGACCACCAACACCTGCAGCAAACCCTAAGCAAAGTGGAACAGTCCATCGGCGACCTAACGCCACTGATGCACAGCCTGGCCGCCGAACTCGCCAGCCAAACCGAAGAAAACTTCGAACATGAAGGCCGACCCCAGTGGCACGAACTCTCCGACGTGACCATTGGACGCCGAACCGAAGCCGGCCACTGGCCTGGCAAGATGCTGCAAGTCAGTGCCGCCGGTTTGGCTGCCTCGATCACCACCCACGCCACCGAGAGCTCGGCGTTGGTGGGCAGCAATAAACCGTATGCAGCAATGATGCAATTCGGTGGGGAACAGGCAGATTTTCCGCAGCTATGGGGCGATATTCCGGGCCGGCCGTACCTGCCTATGGATGCCGAAGGCAACCTGCAGCCAGAAGCGGAAAAGGCCATCTTGGATCTAGCATTTGCACACCTGGAAGTCATCACCAAAGGTGTTTAGCGTCGACTCAAGAAAATTCCCCAAATCTGCAACGTAGGGTAGGCTAAGGCCACTCGCCACATCATGGATGTCGGGATTCAAATGGCCCATCTATTTTATGGAAGAAACGCTCCGAAAAACATTCAGTATGTAGAAGCAGACGTATTTCTAAATTTTCTTGCTGCTATGACGAATGGTTTCGTCGATATTCCCGAAGCACAGTTCCAGAAGTGGAGCTCCCTCCGCTTTATCGATGTAACTGATACATATGAGAGATTAAAGCTTTCAATTCAGGAGCTGTGTGATGTCTCTCCACTGCCTCTATCAATAACCTCCTATTTTTTGGATGAAATCACCAACTTGACGTTAGAGCAAAGGTTTGAGCTCTACGGCGAGCTCAAATCTTATGATGAACTACTGAGCCCTCTACTAAATTTTGTAGACCCAGCAGGCTACAAAGAGCACAAGAAATATTTTGAATCTTTTGAGGCCGGAGCTCGGACTGTCACTGATCTTAAGTGGATGACACAACTATCGACTCGATTCTATGGCGAAGTCAATAACTTCAAGGTGGCACTTGACTCCGTCATTCCCAAACGGGATGCGATTGTAAAAGTGTTTTCTAGCCAAAACATACGGTATGCCACCGGAGAGCTAAACTTCGACAAGATATTTAAGGTGCTTAAGTCTCAATTTGGTGATACCTGGAATGGTTATGTGGCTTACAAAGGCGTATTAATCGAATATTTATTGGAAAGCTCTGGGGGCACTGATCTTGCAAATCAAAGCTCTAGAATTATTGGCCTTGGCCTTGAAAAGGCGGTTCTAGAGCTTTACCGAATTATTGGCTACACAGTCTACGATACCAGTGCTAGCGGCGACTTCGGCATTGATATCCTAGCCCAGTCGAACACTGAAAAAATCGGAATTCAGTGCAAGAACTATGCGGGCAATGTTGGCGTGGATTCGGTAATGCAAGCACATTCTGGCGGGCACTATTACGGTTGTTCTAGATTCGTGGTTTACAGCACTAGCGGGTTCACCGGTGCCGCTCTTGAAATGGCAAAAAAACTTAATGTTGAGCTCCTTATCTACAAAGGTTCATTAGCATCGCCTTAAGCTCCGAGCGCTTACCATTAAACCTCTTCATCCAAAAAAGGACTAACAATAATGAAGGATACATTTTCGAAGCGAAATGGATTTGCGAATGTTGAGGAAATCGAAATCACGATTCGCAATGACGCGCCGGAAGAGTTGCGGGGATATCTAATTCAATTGTGCTATGAATGTGGGCTCGGACCAAAAGACTTGCGGCATATTTTGTGCAGAGCCCTTAAAAAACAGCCTGATCCAAACAACTGGAGTGACTATCCGAACGTTGATGGGGAAAACCTCGATCTTATCCAGTCAGCGAAGTGGTATAAGGTTTATGACATCATCGAACAGTTGCATGATCATCTAGCAAATCACAATTACCGCTCGGAGAATTACGATTACTTTTACGAGCAGCTCAACGAGTTCTTTATCGAAAATGGGATTGGGTGGAAGCTTTTCGAAGGGAGAGTCGAGATTCGAGGGCCCGAATCATTCGAGGTTATCGTTAAATCTGCTTGTGATACTGAAAAGCAGGCAGGGAACATTACTGCTAGCAAAGAGCTGCACCAAGCTATCAGTGATTTATCGCGTCGACCTGAGCCAGACTCTACTGGCGCGATCCAGCATGCTGTGGCATCCCTTGAATGTGTAGCGAGGGAAATTACCGGCGACGTCAAAGCGAACCTAGGTGACATCATGAAGCGCCATGGGGCGATTATTCCGAAACCGCTTGACGAAGCCGTTATTAGGGCATGGGGCTTCGCCTCAGAGCACGGTAGGCATCTCCGTGAGGGACGGGAACCCACCTATGCGGATGCTGAGCTGATAGTTGGACTGAGCGCTTCGCTAGGCAACTATCTAATCAAGATCGCCAAGGAAATTCCCTAGCTGTTTCTTCATGAGGTCCGCGTACGGGTCAATGACTATAGGCGTGCGTCTTCAGAGGCTTGGTACAGTGCGGAATGTGCTGACTGGCCGGGCCGAATCGGCCACTAACCAACGGTCAGTCCTGCCCCATTGGGAATCCGATGTTCACTTATCGAACCGTCACTTATTCATGCGCAATAATAGCAATTTGCCTTGCTGTAGGTTAAGTTTTCAACACCTCCCTCATGCTAAGGAAAGACAATGTCGGGCTTCTTATATGAAAACGATAAGACGAAAGGACGTATCCACACAGCGGTGTGTGAGAGCTGTCAAATCGCACAGCGACACATTGTTGAAACCTCCACCCGTGCCCAGTGGAAAAGTGATGACTTTACCGGCCGTACAGAGTTCGAAATAATTCGTTGCATGAACTGCGACACCATTTCATTCAGGAAAGAGTCATCTAATAGCGAGGATTACTACTACGACTCTGAAACAGAAGAATATACCAGCCATTATGACGTTTCGCTTTATCCCAATCGCACCGCTGGCCGGTTCAAAATAGACAATCATTGGCATTTGCCGCCCGATGTTCGTGCTACTTATGAAGAAGTCATTAGCGCAGTCAATGGTGGCCAACCGATCCTTGCAGGACTTGGAGTAAGGGTTCTCATTGAAGTTATATGCAGAGATCAGAATGCTGCTGGTAAATCATTGTTACCAAAAATTGATGACCTCAAGACGAAAGGTGTACTCACTCATGCTGGCGCCGACATCTTGCACAAACTTCGCTCGATGGGTAATGAGTCGGCCCATGAGGCTAAGCCAAGCAGTGACAAACAGCTGTCTCTCGCAATGGATGTGGTAGAGAATCTCTTGCAGAGTGTTTACATTCATCCAAGTGAAGCAAAATCTGCTTTCAAATAGGATTAAATTCGACGTGACCGCTAGAGCGACTTTTCGAGAGTCGCTTCAGCAGCCTCAAAGCCTGATGTATTTTCTTTGGCTGGATATGATCAAAAAAAGGGGTAGGGTCCATTAGGCTTCCTCACACGTAGCAAAAGTTATGAACATCACTGCGAGGCAAGCTTTTAAACTGAGAAAAAACAATCCACCCCATCTGTGTTGCATTCCGCTTCAAATACTCGGAAAGCTAATATTTTCACCACTTAAATGGTTCGCACATATTCCAGGCAAGGCGAGACCTACATATCCTTGTAAATTTTGCATCATTAAAAAAGATCACGCCAAATATCTGCAAAAATATTTGGCGTGACTCATGAGCTATGTATGTAAATGCTATGGTTTTGGTATTTGCTTTTTCAGCCCGGTCGCTATTGCTTTTGTTTGATATGAAAATATTGTTAGCTGCGAAGGTGGTTGTTTCATTATTGAAGAATTAAGTTCTGCAAAACTTCTGTTGGCACCCCCTGTTGAATTGCTTGGGTCACTGCTTGGGCTTTCGCCTTTTCAGTATCTGCTTTTACTCTATCGAGCTCAATGATCTTCACAGCAGTATCTATGGTTTTATTATAAGCTTCGAGCACTTCTGCATTTGTATAATCACGAGCTAATGATTGCTCGCATAGTCGATACAAAGACTCCCTCAGAAACATAACCATTTGTGTTCGCTCGGCCAGCTTCACTACTGAGGAGTTAAATTCAGAATTCCCAGTTATCTCACCTGCCTCCGGTTTCTTAATGGTCCCGCTTAATTTTGAAACCAGGTTGAGCGCTACATCTGGTGAAGGCTCCGAACAAGTTCTGACTTTGGAAGTTGATGGTATGAGTATCGCACCTCGCCGACTTCCGTCATAATCAAACCAAACTCCTTGATTTATATCTACCGTACTCTTTCGTGCGGGCGAAGTAAAGTTGGTGCAACCAACCAACGATATCAGGGCGAGCAGAAGTGAGATTTTTTTCATTAGGCTTTCCTTGCGAGAGTTGAGTGACAACAATCTAAAGAGACGGTAGTCGATGGCAAAATAATGTCAAGCAAGGAAAGGCTAATTTTACGTAGCCGAAATTATTAAATCGTAAGATGAGTCGATTGGTATTGTTTTGAGGCCCAGTGCCGCAGCGACCTTCCTAATCTGAATCGCTTTGACCGATGGTAGCCTCCACTCATCGCGAAGTTTCTGTTTCAACTCTTTAATTTTCATTTTGCCATCTCGGTGAATTGTGCGATAAATAGCTAAAGCAACACCCTTGTCTAGGGCTACGTGAGAAGCAACGAGCTCATCGAGCTTTTCTAGCACTGTCAAGAAGTCGCCAATCATGGTCTTCCACTCAGCCTCCGTAACGCTTATGGCACCAGCAAGAATTTCAGTACCACTTTTCTCAGGCGAATCAGCTGCGCCAAGCCCCTGATCATGAGCTATCAGATGGCGCTTCTTGTAATAGCCATTCAAGCGGGTTACATGCACAGTCGTGATACGTGGAAAGCCCCAAGTATCAGAAATTGCATTCAGCCTTTGAGTATATACTCCACGCAAGACCGGCTTGGCTTTATGATTTATATAAAGCTTATTTATTTCGTCGCGACGAGATTCAAAACCGGCGACATTAGACAAAAGGCCGGGAATGTTAGCCCCTGTATAATTTGAGTTTTGTTTGTTTCCGTCATACAAACAGCACAGAGCATAGTAACCACAGAGTGCATTTTCGAAGGCGGAGCAAATATGCAGAATAGCGACCGTTCGTATTGATGAGTAGTTCTTGTTTAAGGTTTTCAGATATTCACTAAGAGGGATGGTCGCAGCTCGCTGCATTCCGTAATTTTTTGACCCCCATAGCTTATCTACACTTGGGTCACCGGAATACTGCCCAGTGTCTGAAAGCATGGTCAAAATTGACGCTGTGTGATCGTACGCTAAGGCCGACGACCAATAAAGTTCGTTTATCCTTACGACTTCGGCTTTAAAAACATAATATGGTTGCATTTTTGACATGCTATTTTCCCATCAAGATCAAAGATAAAGCCACGCCACCTCGTATTGTGATAGGTGGCAATTAATAAGCGAGGTTCCTAATGCTTCCGACATTGCGTCAACACTCGCTTTGTCCGTAAATATTAGAGCATCTATACGCAGACGCTTCGATGATTTCAAGAGCAATTTCAGCGAAGCTGTCTTTTAAATGATTATAATATTCGTCTATCTTGCATATCAATTTACCGGTTTCGTCCATAGAGGGAATCGCAACCCCTCGACCTGCTTATCTGGCACGATAAAACCGAGGCTGTATCGGGCTCGAGTTATCGCAACGTACATCTTGTTTTGAGCGGTCTCCGAGCCTTCAGCAAATAGATCCATGTTCCCCAGTACAAAGCTTATCTGACTCTCTGCTGGCAAAATTAGTACTCGATCAAAACCCAGCCCCTTACTGCTCCCGAAGTTGTAGCAACGAGCAGTACTAGGAAGAATTTTCGTCCCCGATTTAACGTTCCAGCGGAGCACCATAGGATCAAACGCAGAAATATAATCAGTAACGTCAGATTGCTTAACAATGAAGGCGCCAAGATGGTGGCTGAGACCATCGGGCACTTGGTCAACAGCTGACTTGGTCGCCTCATAGGCCCCTTGATGAACTGTGTCGGCTATGTCGCAAATTGTCTGAATACAGCGTCTATTCAACGCCAGCGGTTCCTCCAAAAACCCCATCGCCCTAAATTCAGCGATCTTCTGTTCTGCTGTCTCAGGAGTTTTGTGCCCAAAGGAGGTTTCATACACTGTCTGTCTGAAATCCCCCACGCAGGTGATTGTGGATTTCATCACCTTGCTTAAATTTTTCAGCACCGAGTAATCCCAGCCTACAAGATCCTGTACCTCATCAAAGTACACCCGAGTGTAGAGTTCGCCGAGCCGAATCGCTGGGGCATTTTTGGTTTTCGTAGCAATGCGGGTCGCAAGTTTCGCGAGAAAACCTGTATGCGCCTTCGTCTTACACGGGCTGAGGTAATGCTTCGGGTTAAAGCTTTTGTCAGCCAATTGTTCCTGTCGCCCAGGGAGCGCTCGTCTGGTCTTCGGATTGAGGTGAGGGTTGCTGTCGTTGAAAAAAATGCCTTCAATACGCTTCTCAAAAATGGCTCGTTGATATGGCCTGATCATGTCTTCTAGATAAAAACTGAAAAGTCCTTTGACTACAAATTTATCGCTGCTTCTTCCGAATAGCTGGATGAATCTAGCCCTCAGTTCCTGCTGATTACTGGTGGTGTAGGTCACCACGAGCACCTTTCCGCCACGCTCAATTTCAGCGATCGATTCGGTTATAACCTTATGGGTCTTCCCGGAGCCTGCGCCAGCTATGCAAAGGACATTAGGCAAAAGAAAGCACCTCATCCAAGAATGCCGGATACTTGAACGGCTCGGCGGTATCGAACAACTTAATAGCCGAGTCTACTTTCTTCTTGCCCTTACCATCTCCAGACTCACTTTTGAACCAAGTCACAATAAAATTCCGCTTATCAGCGAGCGATGCTTGCTTTTTGAGAAGATTGCAAGTCTGCGTTGACAGCACGATTTCCGCGAAGGACACCAACTCTTTTTCGCTTCCCGCATTGGCGGAAATCATCGCAGGCTCCAGAGAAAAGTCTTCATCACACTCAGATGATATAAGCTTGATATTCGGGTGCTTGATGTACTCTTTTCGAGCTTCCACGACATTTGTTTGGTAATCACCGTCATTGTCACGCAGCACATTGACGGCGGTGCCGATATCTTTTCCGATTTCGATGAACGTTTTAAAGCCTACTCCGCGAACCACGATGATATCGATCCCGTCTTGCTCAGGTAGACGGCCATGATGCTTGATGCGATAGATCTTCTTGAGAACCAGTTCATCAGAGGGGCCTTCCACCAGCACTACCTTCTTAGAAAGAGCTACGCGTAGCGTGTCATAGCCTGGAAGGCGCTTTAGCATTTGCACGACGCCCTTATCTAATTGATTAAGTCGTTGGTAATTGTCATGAAGCAGGCAAATTTTGTCGATACTCAGTTTATTCAGTACGTAGGAACTGTGTGTCGTGATGAAAAGTTGCTTTCCCTCTCGCTGCGACTCGATGTCATTCACAAGTATGTTGAGTTCAACATGGGACAGATGGTTTTCTGGTTCCTCCATCATTATCAAATCAATGTCCTTGGATTTGTTATGCAGCGCAAGCTTAATTTGAATCTTACTCTGCTCACCTTTACCAATCATGTGGAACGGCACATCATCAACCTCAAGTTGCAAGCCGTTTTGAATCGCACCCGCAGGCATCGTGCTGGCTGCGATTGATAGATTTTTTTCTGTGATTTTATTATCTATGTCCAGATCTTTGTTTACTGCCTTTACCTCTTGGCTTTCATTGAAGGATTGCAATGTTTCTCGGTAATTCAGATTAAGCCGGTATTCTTCGTCTTTTTTAAGCGCGGTGCCAAGTACGTTGGATATGTACTGATTTTTCCCGAATGTTGGGTGGATGCGCGTAGGGTCGATGTACAGAGCACGGAATTGCTTGGTCATCGACTTGATAACGTTCCAAGCAAAATCCATCCAATCGACTTTATAGAACTCTACGGGGATACTTGTGATAACCGCTCCAGAGGCAAGGTAGTCCCGGTAGGCATCCGCGAACTCTGGGTCGAAGGCCGCCTTGACCATGACACCCTGTGCATCCTTCGCGAGGCTGTTGTTGGTGCCCTTATAGTCCGGCACGCCCTTAATATAGGCCTCGATCACCAGCTCTGGAAGATCGTCGATGCTTCTTGGGGAGGCCATAAATGCTGCTACGGCCTCACTGTTGAAAAGGTCAGGCGACAATTCATTGATAAATCCCCGACCTCGGTACTGAAAATTCAACACGATTTCCAGTGCTTCTAAGATCGTGCTTTTTCCGGCGTTGTTGCCCCCAACAAATATGTTTACATCATCATTGAAGTCAAACGTTTGAGCTTTGAATTTTTTAAAGTTGATTAAGCGCAGGGTTTCTACAAGCACGTCAATTCCCTCTGAGGCTGCCTTCAAGTGATGGCGCACGGCCACCTATAGCAAAAAGCTACCCCGGAATTGATGCAGGTGTCTAGTGGCTAAAATGAGGACGGTCGATGGAATGACGATCGGGCAAAATTCTTAACCTAGCCGAAAGCTCTCAGAGCGTCCTAGCTGAGCGAGGCTCGCCTGCACCCATATCGGTTCATGGCAAGGCACAAAACTCAACGTAAACAATTTATAAAGCCTCCTACCTATGTTTCGCGCCGGCAACCGACATCGTCACTCTCGACCGAACACAATCGTTCTCATAATCTAACTTTTTCGCTCACCCCTTCTACTTTCATCAGCGACGTTTTGCGCCAGCCCAACGCCTCGCCAGCCACTGCCCCATCAATGCTCTAACCCTCATTAAAAGCTCAACTACATCCTCCACCTGAAACTGTGTGCAACATCCCTATCGCAGCGCAGCCCCATGACCCCACTCCATATCTTCAAACCCGGCACCCACACCGCCCAATGCGGCACCACCTACAACTTCACCGAAGCCGACCTAACCGCCACCGTCGCCGCCTACGACCCATCGCTCCACGAAGCCCCGCTAGTCATCGGCCACCCCCAACACGACGCCCCAGCCGCCGGCTGGGTCAAATCCCTATCCGCCACCCCCCAAGGCCTTATCGCCGAACCACAACAGATCGACGCCGCCTTCGCCGAGCAGATCGCCAAGGGCAGCTACAAGAAAATCTCCGCGTCCTTCTACCACCCAACCGCAACCAACAACCCCGTGCCCGGCGTCTACTACCTGCGCCACGTCGGCTTCCTCGGCGCCCAGCCGCCAGCCGTCAAAGGCCTGCGTCCCATCGAACTGGCCGAAGGCGAACCCGGCGTCATCGAGTTCAGCGAAGGCGGCCTACAGCGCACGTTCTGCACCGCTGCATTAGAAGCAGAAAACAAACGCCTAAAAGCCGAACTCACCCAACGCGACAACGCTGCTCAAAAAAACCTGCACAGCACCAGCGTCGCCTACGCCGAACAACTGGTCGCCGCCGGCATGAAGCCGCTGCACGCCCCCGTCGTCATAGCCGCCCTCGACGCCGTGCAATCCGCCGCCACCCCGTTGGAATTCGGCGAAGGCGACCAGCGCCAGCCCCTAAGCGCAGGCCTCAAGGGCCTCTTCAAAGACCTGACCAACCCCGTCAGCTTCACCGAAGTCGCCACCAAGGCCCGAACCGGCCAGCCCGATGCCGCACCCACCAATCCTTTACTCGCCGATGCCGCAGCCCGCGCCCAGCGCTAGGAATCCCCATGGCCACCTTCAACCAACCCAAAGACCTGGGCGACTTACTGCTGCTTCAAGTCAGCCCCGGCTGGACCAAAAGCAACGTCACCTTGCTCGCCGGCACCGACTACCCACTCGGTCAAGTGCTCGCCAAAGTCGGCGGCAAATACCAAGCCCTCGATCCCGCCGGCAACGGCACCGCCAAAAAAGCCGCCGCCGTGCTGGCCGAGCGCGTAGACGCCACGGCTGGCGACCAACCCGGCGTGGTCATCGCCCGCGGCGCCGTCCTCGCCATGGGTCACCTGGTTTGGCTCACCGGCATCACACCCGCCCAGCAAGCCGCCGCCCTCGACGAACTCAACGCCCTGGGCATCGTCGCCCGCGCAACCCTCTAACCGGAGCCCGCCATGAACCTGCCAGACCTGTTCAGCGTCGCCAACCTCACCGCCGCCGTGAACAAACTTCCGGCCATTCCCGGCAAAGTCGGCGCCATGGGCCTGTTCGACGAGAAAGGCGTCACCAGCACCAGCGTCATCATCGACGAACGCGAAGGCCGCTTGGTGCTCGTGCCCAACACCTCACGCAACGACGACCCGGCGCCGCTCGAAGGCCGCAAACGCAAACGCCGCACCTTCGAAACCCTGCACCTGCCGGTCAGCAGTTCCATCCTGCCCAGCCAGCTACAAGGCATCGCCGCCTTCGGCCAAGAAAGCGCCACCGCGCCCGTCGTCACTGTCGTCAACGACCACCTGCAAGAACTCAAAAACAGCATCGAAGCCACCCGTGAATTCCAACGCGTCGGCGCACTGCGCGGCCAACTGCTGGACGCCGACGGCTCGCTGCTCTTCAACCTGTTTGAAGAATTCGACGTCAAACAAAAGAAGGTCACCGTCGCCCTCAGCAACCCAGACACCAACGTGCGCAAAGTTTGCCTGGACGCCAAGCGCCACGCCGAATCCAAACTCGGCGGCGTTATGGTCACCGGTTTTCGCGCTGTCTGCGGGCCGGATTGGTTCGACGCGTTCACCGACCATGCCAAGGTCAAAGAAGCCTTCGCCCAAGATCGCCTCGGCGGGGACATGCGCTCGGGCTTCACCTTCGGCGGCATCGAATACATCGAATACGACGTCACCGTCAGCGGCCAACGCTTCATCCCGGCCGACATCGCCCAGGTCTTTCCCGTGGCCCGCGGTGTGTTCCGTCTGTTCAACGCCCCGGCCAACTACAACGAGACCGTCAACACCTTGGGCCAGGCCTTCTACAGCAAAGCCGAGCCGCGCAAGATGGGCAAAGGCTGGGACCTGGAAGCCCAAGCCAACCCCTTGGCCATGTGCTTGTTTCCCGAAGCCCTCGTCGAACTGAAGGCGGGCTAAGCCATGCGCTACTGCACCCGCGCCGACCTCGGCAACGCCATTCCGCTGATGACGCTCACCCAGCTCTCCAACGACGACCCGGCCGCTACCGCGCCCAACGAAAGCGTTATCGATGACGGCGTGCGCCAGGCCGAGGAACTGGTCGACGGCTACCTGCGCGGCCGCTATCAACTGCCGCTCGACCCGGTGCCCACCATCCTGCGCGATGCCGTGGTCTACCTGGCCCGGCACTGGCTCTACCAACGCCGCCCCGAAGGCGCCTTGCCTGACGCCGTCAAAGACAGCCGCAAAGACACCCTCACACTGTTGGAAAACATCCGCGACGGCGTCATCACCCTTGGCACGCCCACCGGCCAGCCCGTGCCAGAGCCGGGCGAGATCCGCGTGCGCGCTCGCCCTCAACAGTTCGGCGCCCAACAGTGGGACCACTATTAATGACGCCGGCCAAAACCCAAACCGAGCAAATGCTCGACGCCATGCTCGCCCGGCTACAAGCCGACCTCGGCAGCGAACTGATGATCGAGCTGTTCCCCGAAAATCCGTTGCAATACCGGCTCAACCATCCCCGCGGCGCCGTCTTGCTCGCCTACGGCAAATCCACGTTCGGCCAGTCAGAAGGCA